TCGACAGTATCCAAAGTCAAGCCGGCATCAGCATCAGCTACGATGTAATCAAGTGCGAATCAAATTTCTGCGTTGTCAAGGCAAATGCCACATCAAACGGTAATAGCATAGAGACATTTGGCTCTGCATTAAAAGGCTCAACGCACAGAGATGGCAACTGCAATACATGGTATGTAATGGAGATGGCCGAAAAGAGAGCAATGAGTAGAGCAGTGCTTAAGTTGACTGGTTTCTACGAGTGCGGGGCGTTTGGGGAAGACGAGAGCGAAGATTTCAAACGTCAAAAGAATGCATCATGGAAGCAGTAATTAACTTAAAAGAAGCTGTCGGAAAACTTGCTGACGACAGCAATTACTACGGAGATTATGGCAAGCAGTTTTTATCCAACTCCGACATTGGAACGCTAATCAACAATCCAGCCGGATATCTTGACCCACGTGAAGATAATGTAAACCTTATGTTTGGGCGTGCATTTCACGAACTAATTATGTTTGGCAACACTCAGCATGATCAATACGTTGAGGCATCGACTCGCACCACTAAGATTTACAAAGAAGCTGCTGCTGAAGCAGGTCAAATCTTGTTTCTGAAAAAGGAATGGGATGACCTCAACAACCTTGTCGAATCTGCCCTTAAAAACAAGGAGGTTGCAGATATTCTAAACGACAAGAGCAACTCATATGAAGTTCCTAATTTGGGAACTATGGGCGATGAAAATGTTATTTGGAAAGGCAAGGCTGATATTGTTTCTAGCGACTACATCATTGACCTCAAGACGTCAAGTTCAATTGGCGGGTTTAAATACAGCAGTAAGGCTTATAACTACGATAGCCAAGCCTACATTTATTCTCGACTATTTCAAAAACCAATGAAGTTTCTAGTCATTGAAAAAGGAACGGGTTGTGTTGGGCTATTCGAAGTATCCCAAGAAGCTTACGAAAACGGTTTCGATAAGGTACAAAAGGCACAAGAGAATTATCTTAAGTACTATGTAAACAACTCTGAGAAACTCGAAAACTTCTGCGTTTATGGAGAAATATAATAACTCAAGCGATATAGCATCAGCTATATCATTAATCATCATAATAATTTTAACCATTTTTTATATTAAACTTTAAAATCATGTCTACACTAATTAATGCATCGATCAAAGGATCTGAACTCAAGAAAATTGACAAAAACAAAATCATCAAAGGCGAAAAGGACAACTACATCCCTATCACGATTTCTATCAACGATGAATCAAGATACGGAAAAAATGTATCTATCACTATCCAACAAGATGAGACAGAGCGAACAAACAAGGCTCCTAAGCACTATCTTGGTAACGGCTCGGTAATTTGGACTGATGGTAAAATCGTCAAAGGAGAGCGAGACAATGCATCTTCTTCCGGATTTGAAACCACTAATGACTCGTCAAAATCAGACGACGATGATCTTCCATTTTAATAATTAATAATCCCCACCCTTCGGGGTGGGTTTTTTACAACCAAATGAGTACACAAGAACAACAACTAGTAGAAATAACAGAACTAATGTCTGAGGTGCTTAGAATAACTCCTGAGTACATATTCACTAATTCAAGAAGACGAGAAATCGTTGACAATAGATCAATTCTTTTTTATTTTATGCAAAGATACGGCGATTCATCCCTGCAAAAGATAGGAGACCTTGCCATGCGCTTTGGAAGAAATGTAGGATTCAATCACGCAACAGTCTTATATAGCATACGAAAAGTCAAGACACTGATGTCTATAGACAAAGAATTCTATTCAAAAGTCTGTGCTATAGACGACTATATATACGACAACATCAGTTACAGCAAGCTTGTTGCCGATGAAATGGACGACCACAGAAACTCTATCATACATCATGTGCGCGGTGATCAAGACGCAAGCTTTTTGGCGATGTTTAATAAATTAACTACTTTAGTATACGAAAACAAACACATTATAGCTAAATTGACAGGCACAGCTATAGAGTACGCAAACGAGGAACAAACCGATGAAGGGATACATCAAATTACACCGCAGAATACTGGATTGGGAATGGTATAAAGACTCCAACACTAAAAACATATTCATACACTTATTACTGAACGCTTGTTACGACAACTGTCGTTTCATGGGCAACGCTGTGTCTCGAGGACAATACATAACCTCATTGTCTAGACTCAGCGCTGACCTAAATATACCTGTACGTCAAGTAAGAACGTCATTAAAAAGACTTGTGCAAACAGGAGAAATCGACATGCAAACGTCAAACAAATATAGTCTTATAACTATCTGTAACTATGAGAGTTATCAAATTGAAGAGTCTACTAGGAAACGAAAAGCGACAAGCAAGCGACAAGCAGATGACACGCAAGTGACAGACATAAATAAGAATATAATAAAGAAAGAAAATAAGAATAATATATATGCCCAGGAGTGTATGAGCAATATGTCATGGGTTGAGGTTGTTTGTATGCAAAACACTATGTCGCTTGAGCAGTTACAAGCAAGCATTAAAACCTTTACCGACCACCTCATTGCTACTGATGAGGTAAAGTATAGTCTCAAAGATTTTAAATCACATTTTGTTAATTGGCTACGATATGCAAAGAAGCAAATCAAGCAGGAGGTACAAGGTGATTACAAATGGAAATGGAAAGGGCAGGTTGTTAAAAGCGGCACGCTTGAAGAATTAAACAAAGACAAAAAATTATTTGACCAACCGGGATTTGAATTCAAAATAATTAGCAATGGATAAGCAATTTATAATCAAAGATTACAACATATATCAGCTAGACACTAAGGCAAAACAATCTACTTGTCCCATATGCAGTGCCGATAGAAAGAAAAAGACGCAAAAATGTATGATGCTTGATTGGGAACGAGGACTCGGTACTTGTCAGCACTGCGGTGAGGTCATTCAGCTACACACCTACGAGCGAGACACAGCCTATAGTGAATACGTCCTACCGATACCGCGACCCGAGAACACCAAAGTACAAAACAAAGTTGTTGCATGGTTTGAGGGGCGTGGAATATCTGAGGCCACTCTAGACAAGGCACAAGTAACGCAAGGGTTAGAGTTTATGCCGCAGGTTGGTAGTCAAGTCAACACTATTCAGTTCAATTACTTTGTTGATGGGCAATTAGTCAACATCAAGTATCGTGATGGCTCAAAAAACTTCAAACTCTATAAAGGCGCACAAAAGACATTCTACAATATCGATTCAATCAAAAACACAGAGGAGTGCGTTATTGTAGAGGGAGAAATCGATGCTCTATCATTCATCGAGGCCGGATATAATGCTGTAGTGAGTGTTCCCAATGGCTTTACTGCTAAAGGACAGGTCAACTTAGACTATCTAACAGACTTTTATAGCTACTTTGAGTCCAAGAAGAAGATTTACCTATGCGTAGACAACGATGAGGCAGGAGAGAATGGTAAAAAGGAGTTAATCAGAAGGCTAGGCTCAGATAAAGTATATTTATGCGACCTTAAAGACTGCAAGGACGCTAATGAATACCTAATCAAGTACGGAAAACCTAAACTTTTGTCGGTTATAAGCAATGCAATGCCTTGTCCTATAGAAAATGTATTGCGTGTATCGGATATGCAATCAGACCTTGATGAATTCTATAAGAATGGCGTTAAAAACGGATTTAAAATTGGTCTAGACTCATTTGATGGTATCTTCAGCACATACACAAAGCAATTCATTGTTGTAACTGGATTTCCATCCAGCGGTAAGTCAGATTTTGTTGACCAAATGACTATAGGATACAACATGATGTACGGATGGAAGACAGCCTACGCATCTACAGAGAATTATCCGCAGTATTTGCACGTTGATAAACTTATAAGAAAGCTATATGGTAATACACCAACCTATGAGGAAACTAAAAAGCCTCATTGGCAGAATTGCGTAGAGCACATTAACAAGAACTTTTACTTCATTGACTATGAAGATGGCTTTGACCTAGATAAAGTGCTTAAGAAGGGAGAGGAACTAGTCAGACGAGTGGGTATAAGATGTCTTGTTATAGATCCATACAACAAAATACGCGACAAGGAAAACTTGAACATGAGTATTACAGACTATACCAATGCGTATCTAAACAAGGTCGATAATTTTTGCAAGAAAAACGATGTGGTTTGCATCTTAGTAGCCCATCCAACTAAGCCTCAAAACGACAAGGGTAAGCTTATAGAGCCAACATTTTATGACGTGAAAGGCGGTGGCGAGTTTTATGACATGAGTCCTCATGGCATTCTTGTTCATAGGGATTACGAAACTGCAACTGTAAAGATAAAAGTTTTAAAGGTCAAGTTTGCAAACCTAGGAGAGAACCAAGCACATGTAACCTATTGTTGGAATGTAAACAACGGAAGATATACAGAGATGCGTGATGGCAGCCCGGTGTGGGACAATAGTAATTGGATTATTTCCAAGAATAATCCATACGAAATGAGTAAGAGTCTTGACATAGAATTTGATAATCTTGAGGTATAATGGAAGAGCAAAATATAAATCATTACATGAGCATTTGCTTTAAAAACAACGTAAAAATATACCCTATAATATTTATGCCTGGATACATGAAAATTGAAGTAGATTATGCTGGGAGAATTAAAAAAGGAACAGAAAAATATAATTCGCGAACAGAGCAAAAACAATTGCAAGAAAAAATACAGGAGCTATATGAAACAATTGCCAAGAGAATACAAAGTCGGGGATACTAATTACATATACGATAAAAAAAATCTAAAAAGACTATACACTAAATACATTAATTGCTCAGACCAAGAGTTTGTAGACAATGCCGTAGATATACTGCACTTTGCGTGCTACGTGTCGTGGCTAAAAGAAATTGATACAGATACTCTGCTAGCAGACGATGGGCTAATTCACGAACTTGTTCATTTATTGAAACAAGGAACGCGTAACTGTGTCAACATTGAAACGTTACGAGAAAAGTTTGATAATCTCTTGGTTGTTTAATAAATTATTTGTACATTTCCTAAAATTTTTTGGGAAATGTTTGACCCCATAGTAGAAAGTGTAAAGCATA